TAGATGCCCCCACCACGCGGACCAAAAATCAGGTTTTCACCAAAATTGGACTGGTTCCACAACTGCAAAGGGATCGGATCGGAACTGCCTGTGCCCCACGGGCCAGCACCCCAACCACCTGCGCCCCACCCAACCAGCGGTACTTGGTACTCGGGGCCAGTGTTCAACTGGTACGCCGCAACGACCGACGCCCCACCGCCGGGGGAACCTGACACGTCAGTGGCATTGGCCACTGCAGAAACGGTGATGGTGTAGCTGTTCGCGCTCAGGACGGTGACTTGGTACTCGGCATTGAGCACGCCAGCCGTGATGTTGCCGCCAAGGCCTACGGCCCCGCTGAAGGTCACAAAGTCCCCGGTGAGGCAGCCGTGCGCTGTGTCTGTGACGGTGATGACGCTGGAGCCCAGCGTGGCCACAAACGGGTTGGCGTTGATGGTGCCGGGTGTTCCACGGATCGGCGTGATGTCGTAGTACTGCCCGCCCAGATTGATGTAAAACTTCAGGTTCGTGCCCACACCCAGCAGGTTGGCCCCGCCAAGGGTGATCCAGTTCCACAGCGATCGGCAGACGCCCAAAAACGTGAACGAGCTGAAGCGCGTCCAGCCGCCGATCTTCTCAGGGTTGCCTTGGCGAAAGCGCACCTTATCGCACTCGTACCAACCCCCTTCGGTGGTGTACCGTGTGTTTTCCCGGTTGACCCCGGGCTTGAACAGTATTTTCTGTAGTGGCATCGTTTACCTCAGCTTTGTGGCATTTTCGCACTTAACTCAGGAACAGCGCAATCTCAGCCTCTCGGCGCTTGACCAGCCCGGGGAGAACCTTGCCGCCACCTTTGGTCCAAGCCCGGAACGCATCGGCTGCGCCATCCCAGTCACGCCGGTTGGCCTTCATGCGGATGGTGCTGCGCTGGAGGTTGCCTAAACCGAAGTTAAAGGAAATGCTGACCAGAGCGTCAAAGCCGCCTTGACGCCCAACCACGCTGGGCACAAGACGAAGAACACCCCGTTCAAAATCTCTGACATCAACTCGGAATAGTTCGTCGATCTCTTCTTTTGTCCAAACACGGTTGTCCTCCGGTTTCAGTGGGAACTCACTGCGGATCATGGGGATGTCCTCTTTGGTCTTGCCCGGTGGCCGAACCATGGGAAGCCTGATCTGCTCTTGGTACAGGACGTGGCCGTAGCCAATCGTCCAGATGTGTGCGGGGCACAGGTACGGCTTGTTCCTGCAACCCTCAAAGCGGTGCATCAGGTTTTCGCCTGCCTTGCTCAGTTTCACTTCTTGCCCCACTGGCGGCTACCGAACCAGAAACCAATGATGCCGCCCAGCATCGCCATCTCGTCGGAACTGAAGATCAGGTCGGAGTAGCGGATGATGTCGTCAATGCTGGTGATCAAGTCAGGGCGCTGCCACAGGTAGATCGCCATGAAGGCATTGATTGCCACCAGCTCGGCCACAAAGATGTAGGTCACGGTGGGGCGGACGGTGCCGATGTAGTTGGCAACCCATGTAGAGGCTTTTTCCAGCACCTTGGCGTCATGCTCAAGAGCCGCCTCAGTCATCCGGGCATCGGTCTCCATCGCGATCTGATCGGTGCGGACCTCTTCAATCTTCAGTTGGGCAGCGAAGCCCTGAGCGGCCATAGCCAGCTCACGCTCGTTTTGGAGCGCTGCCAGCCGAAGCTCGTGCGCTTGATCCGCTTTGTTCTGAAAGTACTCCAGCAGCTTTGGGAGGCCGGAGATCAGCAGACCCCCAAGAGTTGAGAAAAGTGAAAGCATCAGTTACCCCTTTTGGTTAGCATGGCGCTGGCAATCTCCAGCATGAATTTTACTTGTTCAAGGTTTTCTGGCTCCTGCGGCCAGCCGACTGTGATCTGCCCGACGAAGCGGTTCTGGTCTGGCGGCACGCTGATGCGGCATGTAAACGTCACGCCCTTCTCGATGTACCACAGGCCAACTTCAGACTGCGCGTAGCGATAGGGACCGCATGGAATCTCTGCCGTCATCAGCTTGACCACATCGTTGTTGTTGGGCGTGCTGTGTGTAAACAGGCCCACGTCGATGTCGTCGATGCTCTTGTCTCTGCCGTCCTTGGTGTATGCCTTGTAGACCACCCGGGAGTTAAACAGAGGGTTGACCTTGAAGATTGCCACAACTGCTGCGCCAGTCTGTTTGAACAGCATGGCGCTGGCTTCATCGGCGCGAGGCGTGTTGATCTCCGGCAGCTTCTTGCTTTCTTTGTAGGCATCCCGCATGAACTCTTGGTTCTGCCACAGGAAGTAGCCAGCAAACGCCACCACGCCCATGACGAGGATGGCAAACAGCTTGAACGGCGAGTCCACATACCCGAGCACCTTGTCGAGGGTTGTGTTGGCGTTTGGCTTCTCGTCGCTCATCGCAGGTGCTTCATGTAGATGACAAGACCGCCGACCATCAGGCCAGCCAGCACAATAGTCGCCAAGCCGATGGCGATGTACTCGGCCATCTTCTCAAGCTCTTCCTGACGCCTCTTGGCTTCGCGGGCGGCTTCCTCTTTGGCTTCTCTGCGCTTGCGTGCAGCGGCAGCTTGGAACTTTACCCAGTCGTTCCACATACCCGGGCGACCTGCGTAGACCATGCGCTCACGCAGTTCTTCTTCCTGCTGCTTGAGCTGCTCCAGCGCCATGAACTCAGCGAGGTCGGAGCCGCCACCCTTCTTGGTGGCTTCCTCCTGAATCTTGGCCTTGTTGTCGAAGTAATCAAAGACCCGGGAGCCGAGCTGGTGCAGCTCCTTGCCGTTGGCCAGAGCGCCTTTTATTACTGCAAAGGCTGCGTTGGCGGCAGCAATTTCGGCAAGCATCTACAAACTCCACACAAACCGCACGATTATGCGCACGCACCAAACCACAAACCCAACCAGAAGGGCCGCTGCACAGAATGCTACGGCCCAGTCTTTCATGGCCCCGTAGTGGTGTTCGTTGTGGTTACGGTGTCTGTGCTGGTCACCACAGTTGGAGTAGACGTACTGTCAGTAATACCGCCACCAGCAAGGCGACCACTGTTGCCAGAGTTTGACCCACTGTTTGCTCCAATCGAATAAGAACCTGCACCGATCACGCCTGTGCCGCTCAAGGTTACGTTGGCTGCTGGTGCTTGAATCTGCGAGGCAATGCCAACGAAGGCTGCGTTGGTGCTGATGCCCAGAGCTGTTGCATTATCAGACTGGCGCATGCCAAGAGAAGTCTGCTTGTTGATGGTGTACACCTGCCCGATGGTTGGCAGCAGCAGGCCGGTCCACTGCATGGCGTAATCCGCCCAGTTCTTTGGAGCGTTGATCTGAGCGTTCTGCTGACCCCCACCCATTTGCAAGGACATGACCGCAGCAACCTTGGCCGTGGTGTCGCCCTGTCGAGCGATGTCAGCCAGTGCTTGGAAACGGGCTGTTTGGGCCGCTGCCTGCGCTTTATGGGCGTCGGCGTAGGCTTGGTACTCGGCAGTGGCGCAGCCTGTCAGGGACAGGGCGCATAGGAGGGTAGAGATCAGGCGCATGATGGGTCCTTGCTGGTGTTTGTGATCGATTCGGTGCGGGCTGCAAAGGCCTCTTCAGCCCCAGCCGGGACCATGTCTTGGGACACAATGCTGTTGCCCGGTCGGGCGCTTTCAGTGGTATGCAAGCAAACACAAACAGTATTAGGTTCTTGAGCCACAAGTTCGTGTTCCAATTCTGCAGCAATCCAAATTAGCTGCGGGGCCTTAAACAAGGTCTCTTTCCCTCGGCACCTAATTAAAACTGAGCCGTGCGCAAGTAGCGTTGCGTGATCGAATTGATGCGCGTGACCTAACTCCGTATCCCCCACATTTTCAAAATGCATCATACGGGTGAAAAGCTTATGGATGTGCGTAATGCGGACGTTTGGCTGTTGCATGTTCAAAGCTCAGTTACGGGTATTCCAAAATATAAATCTCTGGGCGCAGATTCCACCTTCCAAGAAATCGTGCTTTCATCCCAAGCATAAAAAGGAGGGTTGTTTGGCACGGGCATCGGCACAGGCGCTTCCCATAGGTACGAGAAGCTGTTCAGAACCCATGATGGGTATGGCTTTGGTGGAATAAACCCAACGCCATCCCAAGTAAAACCTATTCCTGCGTAATTCTTGCGAAACGCTTTTGATTGATCTTGATCCGGCGTGTTGGTGTTTGGGATGTAGTACACCCCGCCGCGAGTGTTGTAGCTGGTTTGAACCCAAGTGGTCGGGTCTCCCCAGTTGCCAGTATTAATCTCAGTTTGATCAATGACCAGCACTTGCTGGACGATGTTGTTGGTGTCGATTTGGGCAAAGTGACTCATGCTGTGTATGTCCCAGAAGAGGTGAAGGTGTGGTAGGTGTAGCCTCCAGAAGAGGTAACAGTTCCGCCTGTGCCACGTTGAGCACCAGCGTAACGAATAATTACGATGCCGGAGCCGCCAGAAGTGCCATCCCCCGTGTAAGCCCCGCCGCCTCCACCACCCCTATTTGCCGTACCAGCTACTCCTGTTGGGTCACCATAATAATAACCCCCACGTCCACCGCCGCCAGACCCACCTGAGTAGGTGGCGGAAACAGAACCGCCGCCTCCGCCTCCGGCGTAAGCGACACCATCCGACCATGTTGCGCCATTACCACCAGAGCCATTACCAAAGCCGCCGCCAGCGGCACTAGCTCCACCTCCGCCACACCAAGTAAACCCTCCGGCCTGAGACCCGCCATTGTTACCCTGTCCAGAAGTCCCTGCACCGCCACTTCCGTTGTATGAACCGCCACCACCCGAGCCGCCGCTCAAGCCACTACGCTCAGGAGAGGTGCCAGTTCCATTGTCCCACCCCCCAGAACCGCCACCGGTTGAAGTAATCGAAGAAAAAACGGAGTTCGACCCATTCCCTCCTCTAGTGCTTCCGGGATTTGCACCGCCAGCCCCAACGGTGACGGTGTATGCCGTGCCCGGCGCAACAGGAAAACCTGTAGCCGCTCTGTAGCCTCCAGCCCCACCGCCACCACCAAAACCTCCCGGGCCGGGACCTCCCCCAGCCACAACTAAATATTCAACGGGGTATGTGTTTGACTTCCCGTAAAGCGAACTCATGCTCCACTGCGTACCACTGGTCGTGCTCACGCCCGCCAAAGTGCGGACGTTGGTTTGGTTCATCGAGATGGTCGCGGTCAGGCTCAGGCCAAGTTCTTGCGCAACACTGACCGGGCTTGATGTGCCCCCCATGTTCAGGGGGCCGCTTGATGGCATTACCATGCTTGCTCCTTATGGGGTGCCGTAGGCGGTGATGTTGTCTGCGGAAATCAGAGCGCCTGCGCTGCTGAACGAGGCAACCACGGTGCCGCCGTACTTAATCACGAGCTTACCGCTTTCCTCCGCAACTGTGAAGTTGGTTGTTGTCAGACTTGTGACGGAGCCACCCAGCGTGATGTTGCCTGTGGATGTCACAGTGCCCGATAGGGTCAAACCGTTGGCCGAGCCCGTACCAGCAACCGAAGAGACCGAGCCGCCGCCAGTGCCCGCGCCGATGGCCGTGCGGAAGTCCGCAGCATTCAGGGAAGAGACGGTGTTGTCTGCATTAAAGCGCGGGAATGTCACTGCGCTTGGGTTGCTGATCGTGAAGAGGTTGCCGCCCAGAGTCGTTGCGCCAAAGTTGGTCCGGGCTGTTGCTGCGGTTGTTCCGCCAGAGCCGCCGTTGGCCACAGGCAGTGTGCCGGTGACGTTGGTGGCCAAGTTCACAAAGGTGGTGGACGTAGTGCCTGTACCGCCAGAAGCGATTGGGAGCGCCGCGCCCAAAGTCAAAGAGCCGAGCCAGCTAACCTGAGCGCCAACGTCCGTGCCGTTGTTGTACACCACCGTGCGCGTACCCGCAGGGACTGCCACGCCGGTCTGGCCTGAGACCTTGACCGTCACGGCGTAGCTGGAGTCGTTGATGATCAGGTAGGGCTTCTCGATGGCCGGGACGTTGACCGTGCCCGCAGCAGACACCGCGCCAGCAGCGATGTTCAAGCACAGCGCCCGGGCATCCTGAGCAGCCGTGGTGTTGGAGAGCGTCAGCGTGCAGACGTTGGCCGTGAAGTCGCCGGAGTCCAGAGTGGCCATGCCCACAATGGCCTGCTCGATGGCGGTTCCAATGTTGGAGTTGGTCGTGGTGCCCCAAGTGCCTGACTGCTCACCGTTGCCGATGATCTCAAACTTGAGGTTGGAGAAGGTGCTTGACATGATTATCCTTTCGCCTCAAGGGCGGCTATGCGAGCTTCGAGCGCAACAACACGTTCCGCCAACTTCACAGCAGCGACAAGAGCTGCGTTTCCGTATGCGAGGGTGAGGTTGCCTTTTTCATCAGTCTGAACCACCTCTGGCAAAAACGCTTGCACTTGCTGAGCGGATACCCCGGCCTGCCGGTCGCCTGAATCAATCCGGGTGTATGTGCCATGCTTGATGCTTGCCAACTGCGAGAGAAAATTCTCTGGTAACTCGGCCCAGTCTTTCTTCAGGCGCTCATCCGAATAAGCGGTGACGTTACCAGTAACAACCAAGTTTCCGCCGTTTAAGTTGTAGTTGGTAGCATCCCAATACAAATAGTTTGAACCAGAACTGCTTAGGTAGATGACTCCAGTTGTGCCGCCACTTCGGTACGCAGTCATGTCTCCGTTGACCGCAGTAATGCCAGTACTGACGCCGGATGTGTTTGGAGTGGCGGTAAGTCTTGTAACTGAAACCGTCCCCGCGCTGAAGTTGCCGGAGGCATCCCGCGCAACAATCGCGCTGGCGGTGTTGGCACTTGTTGCGTTCGATGTGACAGTGAATGTCGCGTTGCCAGCTTGGTTGGCCGTGAAGGTCTGCGAACCCGACAGGCCAGTGCCCGACACGTTCATTGTGAGCGTGCCGTTGTTGACGTTGGATGCGGTCGTTGCTGTTGTGGCGTTCCCGCTCAAGCTGGCAGTGATCGTGCCAGCACTGAAGTTGCCGGAGCCGTCCCGTGCAACAAGCGTTGAAACGGTGTTGGCCGAGGTGGCGTTGGTGGCCAGCGTGACCGCACTGGAGCCGTTGTAGCTGCTGCCAGTCAGATAGGTGCCAAACGTCAGGGTGTTCAGGTTGCTTCCCAAGGCCACGCCAGAGATCGTGCCAGCGCTCCATGTGAATGCAGAGCCGTTCCAGTTCAGGACTTGGTTGGATGCCGAAGGTGCTGTGGCAAAGCCTGTTGTGCCCGAGCCGGTCTGGTACGCAATCTGGTTGGCCGCGCCGCCTGCAAGGTTGGTCGCCGTGGTCGCGCTCGTTGCCGAACCGCTCAGGGTGGCTGTGATCGTCCCGGCGCTGAAATTGCCCGAGGCGTCACGCGCCACCACTTTGTCAGCGGTGTTGCCCGATGTGGCATCCACAGCAAAGGTGCGAGCGGCTGATCCGTCGAAAGTGCCCGCAGCAGTCAGGAATGTGCCAGCCGTCAGAGCGTTGGCCACGGAGCCAGCAGAACCAGAGATGTTGCCCGATACCGCTGCGCCTGTGATGGCGATGGCCGTAGGCGTGACACTTGTGATCTGGCCGTAAGCGTTGGTCGTCAGCACCGGAACCGTAGCGGCGTCGCCGTACGTACCAGCAGTGCCCGTTGGCGTCAGCTCGATGTTGACACCGTCCAAGGTTACGCCGTTGCTGGCGGTATACACCGCAGCGCTGCTGATTTGCACGAACGTAATGGCTGTGGTGCCAAACGTGATAGCTCCAACCGTGTTGCACACGTAGGTTTCGCCCGCGCCCGTGTTGCCGGACGTGACAAAGAACGCATCGCCTTGGCCCAAAGAGTTGGGGTTGCTTGGTGCGTATGTGTCTGCGTCGGTGGCCCGCGTCAACACCCAGTTTGTGGAGCCACTGCCAACAGTCGTGACGGTGTAGACGCCGTTTTCAAAGCCATTTGTTTGGTTGTAGATCAGCACCCGCTTGCCGGTCGTCATCAAGACGCCATCAATTGTGAGAGCGACTTGTGTCCCCGCGTTGGTCAGCGTAGCGCCCACACCGGCAGTGCCGTTGTTGTAGGTTGCGTTCAAGTTCCCCGCAGAGTCTGGCGACTCCACAAACACCGGTTCATGGTAGTGAAGCGACGCTGCTGCAATCGTGTCCACATAGGTCTTGTTGACCAGATCGTTGCCCGACGCGGGCGCAGTGGAAACTGTACCGGCTGTAATGTTGGCTGTGCTGATGTTGGCTGTGCTTGCGCCCAAGGTGCCGATGTCCAGCACCGAAACAGCGGAGCCCGCTGCGTCCAGATACACCGAACGCGACGATGGGTAGGTGACAAACACATCCTTGGAGCCAGCGGCAAAATCTACCAGCGAGCCTGCATTGCTGGACGACACCACGGTCGTGCGCGACAAGGTTGTGCCAGAAGAGGTGTATGTGCCAACACCCACCTCCCAAGCGCCAGATGCTGCGTCTACGATGGCGTAAAAGGTCTGGTTGCCGTCACCAACAGCGGCGAAGGACTGGAACCCTGCGGCTGCGCCAGCCAACGTAACCGTGCCGGTGCCGGTTGTTGTGGTTGTTTCCTTGACGCGATCTTTGAGTGCCAATGCCATTTTGAATCCTTACGACGGTAGCTGAGTCCAGCCGGGGGACTGCACATCGTTGATATTTTGCCAGTTTGGGGTCTGGCTGTCGTCAATTGTTGCCCAGACCAGTGCCCCGCCAATGTTGATGGTGAGCTGCACACCCGTGGTAAGGACGTTGACCGTCTTGATGACCCCCAAAGTGCTCAGGGCACTGACCGCTTCGGCGATCGACGCATTCACGCTGATTTGAACAACTTGAGTGGCCGCGCCCGTGGCGCTTTCTGCAATGGCCACAGAGATCAGGAGCCCACGATTAGAAGAATCCGCGCCAGTTGCGGCCTCAGCCTGCGCGGCCAAGACTGTGCTTGCTGCGGTTTGTGTCGCCGTGCCGGTGATGGTCTCTGCCTGTGCGGCCAAGAAGGTGCCAATCGCGGTCTGGGCGTCAGTAGCCCCGGCCTGCTCCAACATGCTGGCCACCATGGTGGCGATCACCGACTGTACGCTGGATGCGGAAGCTGTCTCTGCTTGCGCGGGCCGCATGACGGCTTGGCTGACAAAAGAGTCTTGAAGTGTGGCGGTCTCGCTGATAAGGCCGCCCCGGATGATGCTGGGGACGGCGGTAGCTGCAGTGGCTGTAGCCGCTTCAGTTGCAGAGACGGCGAACGTGTTCCCGCCTAAAGAGGCGAAGGGTGCTTGGGCAAAAGTGACATCGCCAAACACCGCACGTCCTATCAGGCTGCGTCGAGCGAGAAGGAGTAGGTCACGTTCAGCGTGTCGCCACTGTCCACAGTCTTGTCGCCGCCAGTGAAATCACCAGCCGAGAACAAGATGCCGGATGTGCCGCTGCTCACGCTGGCCAGCAGTGCGCCTGCAACCACGGTGCCGTTCACCAGCATGGCAAACGAGCTGGCACTGGCGGAGTTGGAGATCACCGATGGGTCAGCCGTGGTGGCCGTACCAAATGTCACCGCCTTGCGGTTGCCGGTGTAGTCGGTGCCGGGAACCAGCTCTGTCCAGCCTGCGTGTGAAGCCAGTGTGTCGCCAGCAGCAAACGATGTGCCGGAGCCGGGACCCTCGACCAAGCCCAGATACCACGCGGCGGTGTAGCCAGAAGCAGCGAAATACTTGCTGTTCATGTCCTGCAGGCCTTCGTTGACCACGAGGTTGTGGAAGGTGTCAGACCACTTCTCTTTGCCGTCTGCGCCCACGCAAGTGACGGTGAACACGCCACCAGCGCCAATACGCTCAGTGCCTGCGCGTTGAGTGATCAAGCCTGCGGTAACGCTGTCTTGTGCTTTGCTGTGTTCCATGATGTGTCCTTACGAGATGCGCACGATGGCGCTGTTGGCATCGGCAGTTGGGAAAATGACTTGGAAGGTGTCGTTGCTCACGGTCTTGTCAGAGCCGAAGTCCAGAACAGCCACGGACTTGTTGCCCTCGGTGCTGTTGTAGATCAGTGCTGCGCGAGCCGTGAATGTTGCGCCCGTCCAAGAGGTGTTGGCAAAGCTGAAGTAGGCCGTTGGCGTACCCGCAAAGTTGTTGGCTGCCACCGGAGTCACCGTGATGGTCAGCGTGTTGCCGCCCGCCGTGTAGCCAGAGCCAACCACTTCACCTGATGTGGTGTACGCCGCAGTGGCATAGCCAAGATCGGCGGCAGCCGTGTACAGCGCGATCTTGAACGTGTCGGGCGATGTGGGGCCGAAGTTGTGGATGCCTTGTGGCAACTCCACTTTGAACGACGTGGTTGCGGTTTGAAGAATTGCCATATCAGGTCACCCCGTTGTTTTGCGGTAGGGGCGGTGCGCGGAACTGCCCGCTTCTGTAAGCGTCGGAACGCTCCAGTCCGTCGCCCAGACGTTTGGCCAGCATCATGGCTTCTTTGAACTTGCCATCATAGAGCTGCATCATGTCCTGCTCACCCTTCATGTAGGTGTACGCCTCGACCAGCGAACCGTACAACAGCACGCTGTCAAAGTTGTCACCCAGCCACGAAGTGCCCGCGTCGACGATCGACGGTGGGTAGTAGAAGTAGTGTAGCTCGGCCGTGTACGTGCCATTGGGTGTGGGGCCCAAGATGAACGTCAGCTCATTGATGTCGTTGGACTGCGGGCCAAACAGCGCATAGTATTTGGGGAAGCCCACGGCGGACGGAACGGGGTACGCCTGCCGGATGAAGTTCACATCCTTGTTGAGCAGGTACTCATACGCCCCTGTGGTGTTGTCCACCACGGCCAACGAGTAGACCGACAGGAAGTCGGACGGGCAAGCCAGATACTTGTTGGCGCTGGTGGTCGAACCCGTCACGTTCTTGCGGAGCGAAGGGAACTGCACCATGTTGAAGATGCGCTGCTCCGCCTGCTTCACAAACACGGGGACCTCCGCCTCAAAAGCGGTGTCTTGGTTGTCTGTGTAGGCGATGATCGCCGCCTTCAACTGGGTGTAGTTCATTCAGTCCTCACGCCATGGGGCCACGGGCCATCACGCCTTTGGTCGCCGCACCAGTGCCACGGATTTTGATGCCCGAGGTTTTGGTTGGCTTGTAGTCGTTGCTGTGATTGGTGCCAACAGAGACGTTCATGTCACGCATGTACTTCTTGTTGTCAGTGTCAGGCAAAACGGCCTGCGTAGCAGCAGGCTTGGGGGAGCGGTACGTTGCCATATCAGGCCCCTTTGCGGCCGGGGGACTTCTGGTTGGCCACTTTGGCCAAGTTGCGTCCCATCTTCAGCATGTCGCTGTTGGTTTTGCCACCAGCACGCAGCTTGGTGGGCTTTGCACCGGGGTGCATGTTTGATTCGTGCTTGCGCACTGCGGTTTTTGCGTCCATGTCAGACTCCTATCTGTACCGTTACTGTACCAACTTCCACGCTCAACGCCAAATAGTTTGGTGTCAACGCGTTATCAAAGAACCGGGACCCGCCAACCGGGTTCCAGCCCCACTGAATGTCTCTCGACCCGCCTGTCAGGTTGCCCGCTGCGTTCGGCCCGGCCGTCACATACGTTGTGTCCCGGCGCGGGTTGCGCACCGCCTGCGGATCATCCACCGGGTACATGCCCAGCAGCAGCTGCGGGTGGTCAGGGTCCCAGCAAGAGTCGCAGACCATGAGGTTGTACTGCTTGGTCTTGATGACCTCTGTGCGCAACGCGGTCAGTTTGAAGCGAAAGCCACAACGATCGCACTGGGCGATCGAGTTCTTGGCGCTGGCAAACCGATTACCCATTACGTCCCGCTCCCAATGAACATCTGACGCGGCACAAACCGCACAGACGCCTTCTCCCGGTCTTCGTCAGAGGCCAGTTGCCAAGCCTCGTCGTACTGCTGCTTCAAAACACCCAGACGCTCGGCACCGCCGGGCACCTTCAGGGCCAAGTAGTAGGCCAAGCCTGCCACCATGCAAGGGATGAACCGGAACGGCATGTCCATCGTGTTGACGCCGTTGCCAGCGTCTTGGATGCGCTTCATGCGCCAGTACACAAAGGTGTAGGGCTGCGAGTTGTCCGGCACTGGCCAGACGGTGATGCGCGGGGTGTTCAAGCGCTCGATCCAGACCTGAATGGGCCGGGCCTGCTGCAGCTTGTTGGGGATCGTGGCGTAGGTGGAGACGCTGATCCGGGTGATGGTCAGGTCAGCCTGAGTCGAGGCGCTGCCCGCGCCCGTGCGAATCACGTGCTCCAGCAGGTCCACCGTGTCGGCCGGAAGGTCGTACGTTGCCGTGCCCGCCACCAACGAGATCGAGCCTTGCTCGAACGTCCACATGTTGACGCCCCGGTTGGCCCAGTCGGCAAACATCAGGTTTAGCGACCGGCGGGCGGTCTTCAGGTCGTAGCCCGTGCGCATCTCCGAACCCACGCGCTCGAACGCCTCCTCAACGATTTCCGTCAAGTCGAGGTTGAATGCAGAGGTGCCGGAAGTTGTCATCTGAAGCTCGCTGTCTTTTTGGCGATGGTCTTGGGCTGGGCCACAAACTGTTTGCCCGCCGCCTTACCAGCACGCTTGGCTTTTGTGGTGGCCGCATACTCTGCGGGGCTGAGCGATTTTATCGCCTTCTCCGGCAGATAGCGCTCCCCCGTTTTAGACGACGGCTTGCCGCTCTTGGTGCGCCATTTCTGGTCGCCCCAGTCTTTGAGGGATTTCTGGGGCGCTTTCATTTTTCTGGGCCAAACCTTGTTGTCAACACAGAGAGCCACTCCCGAAGTTGCCCATCGTTCATTTCTAACAGTTTGCGCAAGTCTGACGATTTAAGCACCAGCGAGTCAACGCACAGCCCCATTGTGGGGCTAGAAATACGAATTTCGCGGGTTTCTCCGTTTGATAAAACTGCTTTCACATCAGTCCTTATACCTGCCGCCAGCGGCCTTGTATTTCTTTGCCACAAGCTGGGCCTTGCGAGCAGACCATTGGCCTGCGCCTGTGCCCTGTGTTGCAGCAGACTTGACTTGGCTCACGATCTTCTTGCGAAGCGTGGGCTTTGTGTAATTGCCAGCCGCGTTGACTTTGCCGCCTTCTTTGTATTGCGTGAAGTCGGTGTCATCCCGGCGGGCCTTGCGGACGCCTTTGGGCATTTTGGAGGGGGAGATGTCCCCCATCCCACGGCTGGCCATCATGTCAGCAGGCCTTGCCGCCGGACTTCATGGTGACCATGGTGCCCTTGGTTTTGCCTTTGACGGCAATACCGTCACGGCTTGGAGCTGCGGTTTTCACGCCACCCATTTTTGTCACGCCGCCTTTGGCATATTTCATTTCGCCAACGATGCGCTTTTTCTCATCCATGAGATTGCGCTTGCCTTTGGCAGTCGTTGCTTTTTCAGCGTTGACGCGACCAAGTTCTTCGAGACGGTTCATGCGGGATGTATTTGCCATAGTGTTACCACCTTCTTTAAATTTGCGGCCCTTGTCCGCGTTGGAGAACTCTTTGCCCACGGATTGTGGGACGCCTGTTTTCTTGGCAAACTCCGGGCTGTGCGCTACCGCACGCATGAAGTCCGCTTGCTTTTTACTGCTGGACGGCACCGGTGCCCCGCAGGTTGTCAATTTTCCGCTCCAGCCGGTCAAACCTGTCGAGCAACTGCTGCATGTCGGCCCGGAATTCTGCGCGGGTCATGTGATCCCGCGCTACCTCTTCACGGGTGCGGTTAAGCAGAATGCCAAGACGGTTGATCTCGGCAAACTTCTCTTTCAGGATGAACCCCAGCATGGCCACAATGGCGGTGAGCACGAGGTTCCAGACCATCATCTCCATGTCAGCACTTCCACGCCCGCAGGCTTTTGTTGATGCGTGAGTCCGGGTCTTTGGCTGTCTTTTCGCTGGTCAGCTTCTTCTTCATGCCTTCCATACGGGCGCAAAAAGAGTCGCGGCGTTTGCCGCCCTCGGGCTGGGGAGCCTTCAGGCCGGGCTTGCCGGGGTTGGCCTTGTTGTACGAGGCGCGCCCCTTCGCGTTCAGGCCACCCTTCTCGGATTTGCCTTCTTTGCGTGTCCATGCGGGCGACTTAGCCATAAAACACCGAAGCAGCGTTCAGGTCGGTGACATTCAGGTAAAGGCCGTTCAACGCCAAAATACCCTGCCCCGGGATGAGCCAGTAGTTCACGTACGCATCTCCGGCATCAATTCGGAACGTCATGATCCACCGCGAAGCGTAGGTGCAGGCTGTACCCGCTGTCACGGTTCCCGTGTTGATGTCCGTCACCGTGAAGGTGTTGTCTGTCAACTTGGTCACGGAGTAATTGCCGTCAGTGGCGGCGGTGCCGGAATCGGCCGCAAACGATATTCCGATCGTGTCGCCAGTTTTCAGCCCGTGAGCATTTTTTGTGACCGTGACCACGTAACCAGCGCGGGCATAAGTAGCCGTAACTGGTGCTGTCACTGTGTCAAAAATGTCCAAAACACCGGGGTTTGTGCCGTCGCCTTTGACCGACACGCCTTTGACGCGTGTGCGCTGCTTGTAGATGAACCCGCTCTCAATGAGCGTTCCTGCTAGAACATCGGTTTGCATCGTCATAATCAATCTCCTGTAAAGCAGGGGCCAAAGCCCCTGAGATCAATTAAGCTGCAACAGCGCCGTTCAAAGCAACAATGGCCCAGCCAGCAGCGGTGTACACCAGAGTGGCGGACTCGCCAACGCCGGTAAAAGTGATGGTCGAGAAACCAATCTTCGTGGTAGGTGTCAACACGGCCGAGCCGCCATCAACAGTGTGCACGATGGTCTTGACCTGACCTGCGGTGCCGTTGGCCAAAGTCAGCGCTTGAGCGGAACCGGTGGAAGTCAGAGATGTGAGCAGGTTGGTGACGTCAACTGCGCCAGCGCCAGACAAAGCCTGCACGCCGCCAACAAGTGAGTTGCCAACAGAAGAAGTTACGGTGATTGCACCAGTGGTAGCGTTTGTGGAGATGGTTTGAAAGCCATTCTCGGAACGAACTGGGCCGTTGAAGGTCGTATTAGCCATGATGATTCCTCACATGCGAGTTGAGGTGCATCTGTCTGCATGTCGTCGGCCCGGAGCCGTCAGATACACCGGAAAAGTCCGGGAGTGGGTGCAATATACACCAAAAGAAAAAGGGGCACAAGGCCCCTTTTTCAGTGGACGGCCGGGAACCCCCGACCCGTATCTTAGGAGCCCGAAGAGCCCCAGATACCCAATGGATCAGACCAGCCGAACGAATAACGCTCGCGGGCCTTGTAACGGACGTTGCCGGTGTCGAAGTCGCCGTCCATGGAAGTGGACAGAGCGGTACGCTCGAAGTGCTTCAGGCCGTTTGGAACGTCTGTGGTCAGGAACCAAGCGTTGTTGTCGGTCAAGAAGTTGTTGACGGTGTAGCCGCCAGAGATCGTGCCCATTTGCTTCAACGCGTTGATGTCGTTGTCAGCAGTGCCAACACGCAGTTCGGTGTCCAGCAAACGCTTGGCAACGAACATCAATGATGGAGGGATGATCAGCTTGACTGGTTTGGCAGCGATCAACAGACCACGTTCATCAGTCCAAGCAGCGATCTGGATGGTAGCGTTTTCCAACGATGTCTCGTTCAAGTCAACGCCAGTGGTTGGGCTGTTGTAGTTCACACCACCGCCAACCAAAGGATGACCAACGCGAGTGCCGCTGGAGTTGTTACCGAACAAAGACACGCCGTCGCCGCCGAGAGCGGTGCCAGCAAAGCCGGTGTTCAACACCGAAGCAGCTTTGACCTGCTTGGTGTAAGCCATACCGCGAGCCAGAGCCTTGGTGTAGCGGGCAGACAGACTGTCGTACAGGTTGTCTTCCACAGCTTCTTCCGTGATGGAGAAGCCCAAAGCGATGGTTTCGTGGGTGTAGCGTGCAGTGAAGGCTTCCTGCGCGTTGTCATAAGCGATGGCGGAGCCTTCGTTCTTGACAGGAGCAGCGCCAAAACCGGACAGCTTGGTTTCTTCTTCGAAGCTACGCTCAGATTTCTCTGTTTCGTAGATTTCTTTGTGTTGCTCGCCGTAGCGTGCATATTCCAAACCGAACAAAGCGTTCAGACCGGGGAGCAGCTCTTTGAGCAGTTGTGCGCGTGAAATAGCCATGGTGTTTTACTCCTTACAGACCAACGGCGTTGGTGTAGCTGTGGTAGCCGGGATTGATCTTGACCAACAAGTCAGTGTAGGCGTCGCCCACTGTCGAGTTGACGTTTTGTGGGAAACCAATGACGCGGAAAGCGGCAGTAGTTTGCACAGCCGAAGCGCCAGCCACAACCGAAGCAGTGGAGTTACCGGTAGTTGTGCTACCAGTGGCCACAGCGCCTGTCGAGAAGAACACGTTGGAGCCCAACACTGTCTGAGCGCAAGTGCCAGCGGACTGGACTTGGAACACGACATCTGGATCGTCGATCACGGTGGCGGTAATCACACCAGTCACGCCGGTGGGGTAGTACTGCGACCAGATTTGCTGACCTTGAGCGTTCACGTACGAGCAGCCAGTGAACACACCCACGATACCGGTGTTGGCGGTGCCAACAGGGAAACCGTTTGTGGTTGCATCAGCGCCAGTGGCGGTGGCAACGGCCAAATAGCCAGAGGCGTTCACGTACACGGGCGAGCCGTTGTAAATGTTCGCAGCTGTGCCAGCTGGGTCGATCAAGAAAGTGCGGGTGCTGCCAGCGTAGGGCAGGCCGCCGATCTCGTTTACAGCACGCAGGCCGTAGGGAGAGGCAGTAGAAGACATTTAAAACTCCTTGTTACTTTGAACCAGAACCAAAACCACCACCGCGACTGGTCGTTGACTTGCGGTCAGCGAAAAGCGGCATGCGGGGGTCGTTGTTTCGCATGAAACTGTTATCCACAGATTCCATCTGGGCCTGTGCCTGTTTGGCGTAATACTCGTCCCGGGCCTGTGCGCGCTCACGTGGCATCTTGCAGAGCATGAGGCCACCAAGTTCGACGTTACCAGTCTTCGCATTACCCTCAAGCATAAGCTCGGGATGGTCGACTGCTTTGACCGGTTCCCAACCTTCACGCATCTTGGTAGACACGTTCGTGTTTTGGGCTTCGCCAAGTACGTGTGTCGCAATCCAGCGATACACCATACCGGGTTCAGGGGTTGGATCAGGCAGTGCACTCGCAGGTGTGTACACGTAGCGAGTCGTTTTATCGCGTGACTCAAGGGCACGTGGGTTCCGGTTGATTGTTTCAGCCATTCGATTTCTCCAGTTTTGCTACTTCAGCAGCGTATTGCTGCGGGGTCAGTCCATACTTTTTTGCCAGCGCAACTTGCGTAGGTGTCAGCTGGACTTTTCGGGCTCCAGTCGAACGGGTCGCTGGGGCCACGACAGAAGCAGGTCGTCGGGAGCCATCGCCGGTCTTCGGCCGGTCTTCATTTCCGAACACGTCCGGGAATGTCGACTTCATGCGAGCGTCGATTCGCTCGAAGTACTCGTCAGAGCGGGGATCAAGCCCCGAGTTCACTAGCTTTTGGTGCAGCCCTAGTGCGAAGCTGGTGTGTTCTTCAAAACCTGTTGCCCCAAACCACTGGTTTTTTGCCTGCCAGCGCAGCGTCTTTTCGTCGACTTGAGGTGCAGCGTCTTGCTGTTGACGTGTTTGTACAACAGGTTCGTCCACTTGTAAAGTGGTGGGACGGAAATTTTTTGCAGCTTCGGCACGCATCTTGGCGTCCATCAGCGCTTCCTGAGCGGATGTGATGGCTTCGGTGTCAAAAGACTCGTTGGCTTCTTTCAAAGCACGCTTGGCTTTTTCGACCTCGGCATCTGCAATGTGCTTGACGGAAGCCACGTACTGCTCAGAGCCCGTGTTCACGGTCTGCTTGAGGCGGCGGTTCTCCTCCATCATGTGCTGTGCAAGGCGCTCCAGCTCCTGCTTCTCGCGCAAGAGCGATTCCTTGGCCCGGCGCTCGTCGTGGCGTGCGTGGGTCAGGTCCTTGATGCGCTTCTTGACGTTGTCGGAGTAGTTCTCGATCTCCTCGTCTGTGGGATCGGACACTTCGCGGTCCAGCGGCTTGCGGCCACGGTCTCGCTCGGGGGTGTCATCAACGATTTCGACTTCAACGTCGGCCTCGGTGGTCACCTCAACGGTGGTGTCCTCGACTTCGTCGGGGAACTTGTAGGGTTCAGCCATTTTTACTCCTTCATGCGCGGGTGTAGCCGCGAGGGTCTTGCACAACACATTCAATTTGGTCGTCGTTCAGAATCCTGAACTCCTTGCCAAACACCTTGAAACGCGTACCGGTGTAGGTACGCACGAGCACAAAGTCGCCCTCTTTGCACCACGCGCCCGATGGGAACTTGGCAGGGTCTTTGTACGCGTCTGGGCCAACGCGCAGAACAAACAACACGGTTGTGGCGTGTTCTTCGGCGCGCAGGGTGGCGGCATCTCGAACGAGGTCGAGGGTCGTGCCAGCAATCTTTTCATCGACGTTGGGGACAATGCACAACAGCTTGTAGCCCGTCGGGACCGGCAGGGCTGACGCTTTTTCGTCACCGCTGGCCGCTTCGTCTGGAGCGTCAATGGGCTGGATGTGCTTTGGCAGGCTGATGCCCGGGGGCAGAATGATTTCACTCATCTGATTGCTCAACTTTCTCTGCAAGGTCTAGGAGATGACGCTCTGCGGTCGCAAGACCCTGAATGATTCCGCAGAGTTTTTGGTAATCGTCGAAAGTGCGACACGCCCCACCAGCCAAGTCATCGGCGTAGTTGTTCATGTCGGTGCGTATTTTTTCGCGCAATACGCGTGCGAAGTTTTGGATCATTGGTCAGATTTTCCAGTGGGTTTTTGGGACTGGGCCATCAACTGCGCGGCGCGTAGCTGCTGGTCCGCTTTGCTCTTGGCGACATCGACGCCAATCTTCAGGCCTGCTTGACGCTCGGCGGCGTCCATCTTGGCTTTGCTTTCCTGAATCTGTGCACCCACGCGCATGGACTCCAGCTCCAGCTCGCCGCTGACCTTCTCCTGCTCCAGCTCTTGCTTGTCGGAGAGCGCGGCTGCGTCGATGGCCATCTTTTGCTGGGCCATCTGCATCTTGGTCTGCTCCATCTGCATCTTCATCTGAGCTTCCTGCTGCTTGAGCTGCAGCTCTTGCTGCTTGATCTGCAGCTCCTGCATCTGCATCTGCAACACGGGGTCCTGCATCTGCTGCTGGGCCTGCGCCTGCTGGGCCTGCGCTTGGCTTTGCTGCACCACTTGCTGCGCGGCCTGCGCCATCATGCCGGACAGGGCAATCTCGACCTCTGGCGGCAGCTTGTCGTCCTCGGGTGGCAGGGGCATGCCCAACTGCGCCTCGATCTGCTGGCGCATCTTGAAGCCCAAGTGCTCGGAGATGTGTGCCTGCATCTCCGCCATGATCTTCTGGGCCTGCGGGTTCTGGCCGACCGCCTGCGCAATCGCCGGGTCCTGCATCATCATGTTGTGCACGGCCATGTGGGCGTCGTGGTTCTGGTGCAAGAAGGCCTTGACTGGCTTGCCGCGCAGGATGGCTTGGTTCTCGGACACAGGATCCACGGGCTTCATGTCGTCCTCGATCGGCACGAGCTTGTTGGCTTCCTTGATGCCCAACACCTCCAGCATGCCCCGGTGCAGGGCAGGCAGGTCGTAGATGTCCGGTGCCATCTGGGCCATCTGGATCACCGCTTGGTACTGCACCACGCGCTGGCTCAAAGTGGCCGCGTTGGGGTCCGACACCGGCAGGATGTCCACATGACGGTAGTCCGACGCCTTGGCGCGCGGGCCTTCTTCGCCGTCTGGCTCGTACGTGTACTCGTCGCCCGTGTAGTCGCGGATGATGGCAGCCAGCAGCTGCAGCTCTTCCTTGAGGGCGTAGTGCACCCGGGCCTGCACAGCGGTCATCACCTTCAACTGGCGCTCAAGCAGCGCCAGCGTGGAGCCCACGGGTGCGTTGGCACCCATGTCGCTGACCTTCATGTCGGCCGTCGCGGCGAACCGGCGACCTTCCTCGACCACGTTGCCCAGCAGCGCCATGAGCACTTGGCTCGGCTCTTTGTAGGGCAGTGGCAGGATGTTGTCGCGAATGGTGCCGGAACCCACGTCCACGTCGCGGAACTCGCCCGGGGCGATCGGAGTGTCGTCGCCCTTGATCCGCAGACCACGGGACTTCAAGCCACCGGGCAAGTTGGACAGCGTACCGGCGTCGATCAACTGACGCATCAAGCTGGTAGCCGACTTGGCAAAGCCACCGATCAGGTGGAACAGGCCAAAGCCGTACGCACCAAAGCCGGGGATGTATTGGTAGTGCACGAAGTGCTGGCGCTTCAAGTGCAGGTCATCGTCTTCGCGCCAGTTGCGGCGCACCGACAACACTGTATTGGTGCCACGGATCATCGTGACCACGTAGGGCAGCGCAATCTCCGTCTCCGGGTCGCACATCGGGTCGTCCTTGAGGTACAGGTCCACGTGGGACTCGTACAGCGTGAAGCGGTCGTCGTTCAGGTCGCTGAAGCCAGTCTCTTTGTCCTTGGCCTTGTTGATCTCGCTGATCGCTTTGTCCGGGTCGCCCAGCTCGACGTCGATATAGAACCCCGCCTGCTGCAGCTTGACGATCTCGTTCTTGGTCTTGCGCATCTGGTGCGTGACGCGGTAGCAAGCCTGAATGTCGGAGGTGCCGTAGGGCAGCAAGATGTCCTCGGCCGGGATGAAGATCGACACCTGACGGTCAAGGCTGGGGTCAAAATAGACCTTCTTGAACGCCGAACCGGTGGCCGGGAGGCTCCACAGCATGCGCTCGTGCTCGGCGCGGAACTCTTTCATCACCTCTGTGAGCTGGAAGTTCATGTCGGCTGCCACGCGCTGGGCGGCTTCTTTCTTCTCGGAGGTCTCTTTGCCCACGATCTTGGTGCGCACCGGGCCTTGGGCCGGGAACGTCTCGGTGATGGTCTCTGACTGGAACCGGACAACCGCCTCGGTGATCATCGGGTGGAACACCCCGCTGGCCCCGTTCCACGGCTCCGTGCGCTCCTCTATGCTCAGGCCCAAGAGTTTCAAGCCCTCGGTATAGGTCTTCTCCCAGTCCTTGCGGCTGTTGCGATCGTTGTCGATGTCGCTGGCCAAGTCCCCTGCAAGGGTCTGCAGGGCGCTGTCGGAGATGTAATCGGCCAAGTTGGCGTCGAAGTCATCAATGCTGGGCTCGGCTTTTTCGATGTCAATTTCCAAGTCGCCCATGTCGATGCGCACGGCCTCGGGGTCGACGATCTCAATCTCGATGGGGTCCAGCTCTTCGGCGGCTGCCGCAATGCCCGTGGGCTGCTGGAACAGCGCCTTGTCGATATTCGTGGCCATGATTTAAATCTTTCCTAGTAATACGCAGCCCGGCGGGCTTGGTAGAAGCGATCTTCTTGCTCGTCAGTGTCAAGCGAGATGAAGCCGCCCCGGCGGAAGCGTAACAGTGCCTGAGATGTGGTGTCAACGAAGTCGTCGTTCTCTCCGTTGGGAAAGGATGCGACTTCCTCGATCACCTCGCGGGCCCACCGCTTGTCCGGTGCCCAGACCGTGCCAGAGGCAAACAGGTCAGACACCGCGTTGAGCCGGACAATTTTATCGTTGCCCCGGCTGGGGCTGAACTCCTCGACCGGGATGCCCATGGCCCTGAGTTCTTGGATCAGCGGCGCGCCAGCGGCCTTCTTCTCCACAATGAACGCGTCGGGCTCCCACTCCTTGTAGTGTTTGAGCGCGATCGCTTTGAGTTCCGGGAAGGCCATGCGGTCCTTGAACGCGTCCAGCAAGATGACCTGCGGCTTGTCGTTCTCTTCCTCGTTGTAGAACACCCCCCACGTTGTGCACGCGGAATAGTCGGCCGTGTTCGACGTCTCAAACGCCGTGTCCCAGCTCTGGATGATGTAGTCGCAGCGCGGCGGCTCGTCTTTCTCCCACACGCGCCACGACTTGCGCGAGATGATGGCCGCGTTGTTGCTGGTGGGCTGCTGCATGTACTGGGCGTTCCAGTACTGGGGGTCGATCGACGCCTTTGTCGCCTTGAGCGTGGCCAGCGGCCACTGCTCGGGCCACAGGGACTTCTCGTTCTCCGTGCCCTCGTGCAAGATGGCCGGAAGCTCCACGATCTCCCATGGCTCGGACTCGGGGTTCTTGGCCTGATAGTCGATCAAGCGCCCGGTCAGGTCCAACTTGCCCCAGCGCGTCATCACAATGATGATCGCCCCGCCCGGCATCAGTCGCTGGAGCGGGCCCGTTTGGAACCAAGACCACGCAGTGTCGAAAGCCAGCCGTGAGTTGGCCTTGACGTCCTGCTCCGAGTGAGGATCGTCAATAACGAACAGGTCAGCACCACGACCAGCAAGAGCGCCGCCGACACCAGCAGCATAGTACTGACCACCAGTGCTTGTAGACCACTTACCGGCAGCTTTTTGATCGTCTGCCACCAGCGTTCTGGGAAAAAGGCCATGGTAGTCCTCGTCAGCCAGCAAATTTCGCACCCGACGGCCGAAGTCTTCCGACAAACCAGCGGTGTGCGTGCCCATGATGATCTTCTTCTCGGGGAAATTGCCCAAAAAGAAGGCAGGAAACAGGTACGAGCTGAACTCGGACTTGCCCATACGCGGCGCGATGTTGATGATCACCCGTTTCTTGGTCCCGGCGATCACTTCCGTAAAGATTTTGGCCAGTTTTCTGTGGTGGGGGCCGATTTTGAAGCCCGGGTACACCGCTTTGGCGAACTCGATCATGTCCGATCGGGCCAAATTCTTCTGTTTGTGCGCCTGCGCCTTGTCCAGCAGCTCCAACGCCTCCAGCTTCTCGGCCGCAGACAGCTTGCCGAGGTTTTTGAACAGCGCCTGCGCTTGCTCAGGCGTCAATGTCGCTGGTGTCATCAGGTGTTGGGGGTGTGGTGGGGGCGGTTTCGGTGATTTCGGTGATGTCCGTCACGTCAGCGTCGGACACATCCATGAACTTGGCCAGCTTTTCCTTGAGGCGCTTGTCGATCTCGTCCTCGGTCATGTCGGTTTTCTTGACCTCGATCTTGTCGGTGAAGAGCCCCACCTCCGTGACCTTGCCCAGCAGGCCGAGCGCCTTCAAGCGGATGTTGGGGTTGGCGTTGGTGGTCTCCTCGACCAGCTTGGCCACCGTGTAGCCGCGAAGTTCCTTGGCCTGCTCGATGAACTCCCAGTCGTAGGCCGTCAGCATGCCCGTGATGTGGCGCACAGCTTCGGGCGTCTTGAGCTGGACCAGCGCAGCCTTCTGCTCGGCCGTGTCGGTGTTGGTGGTCAGGGCCTGAAACGCTTTGCGCGCGTCGGCCTTCTCCAGTGCGTCGATCACTTCGTCGTCCGGCGGAGCGCCCAGCTCCTGCAACCAACTGGCGGTCGAGACCTGCGCGGCCAAGACTTCTCCCGGCTCAGCGTCGGCCAGTCTCGTCATGTCCCCGGGCGGTGTTGGCTCCGGGTTGAATTGCACCAAGTGATCAAACATATTGCGTAGGCCGTGTAACCTCGTTGGGCGTAATGTACACCCAATTTCGAAACAAGTGTGACATGTCTAGTGTTTGACAGGGGTTTCTTGGGTCTTTTTTAAAAAATTGGGGTGGGCCGCATTTCCTGCGCATGGGGGTGGGTTGGGTTTGT